GAAGCGATTGCTACAGAGCTAGAACAGTTCTATGTGTTAACAGAAGAGAACATTCAGGAAGCTATTGCAGCAGGGGTATATGCTTCATTCGGATTTAATAGAAAGCCACCACGTAAAGCCTACGGTAAGGTGCAGGTTGTTTTCCACAATGCGTTGCAGCAAACGGTATCTCTACCGAGAGGTACACGCTTCACATCTAGCTTATCTGACTACTCGAATACATATGAAACATTAGTGGACTATTACATCCCACAAGGGACAGTAACTGCTGAAGTACAAGTGTACTGCACGATCCCTGGGGAGATTGGTAACATCCCTGCAAACATAATCGATATCATGATGACTCCTCTAGCAAACATTAAGACAGTGAACAATGCTCAGGCATTCCAAACTGGACAGAATGAAGAGCCGCTAGATGAAATGAAGTCTCGTTTCCGTTCATACATTGAATCTTTAAGTAAAGGTACAGTCCCTGCTATCGAATATGGTACTCGTTCAGTAGACGAAGTAGCGGGTGTATGGATTGACGAACAGACAGGTCTTATCAACGTGTACGCTCATGACCGAAACGGAGACTTACCTGAAGATGTTTTGGCTAAAATTATCGCAACATTGGAAAATTTCAGACCCGCAGGTATTCCTGTTAGCGTTAAGCCCGTAGCACGTAGAACAGTAGATGTTGATGTTAAACTAATATTAACAAACAAATCTGCAATTACAAAAGCGTTCCAGGATAAAGTCGTAGGAGAGGTTTCACGATACTTAAACAACATGCAGACTTCACAAAGTTTAATCCTTTCTGATCTGACTAGTGTTATTAAAAGTCTCGACAAGCAACTTATCTACGATATCACATTTGTCAAACCAACAGGAAACATCATTGTTGCAGGGAATGAGATTATCCGAGCAGGAACAATTAAAGTAACTCTAGAGTAGGAGGTACACAGAATGTCATTCTTAAAACATTTACACCCAGGATGGAAGACTCGTTTAGTAGATAAGACAGAAGCGAATGCTGCCATCCTTGCTTCTATCGATGATGAACTTAGACTTACAGAAGCAGATGCTATCTCAAGTAGGCTAGATGAATCGTTAGAGACTGCAACAGGAAAATGGCTAGACGAATACGGAGATATATTCGGGGTTGTACGACAGGACAATGAAAACGATACAGCCTACAGAGCACGTATCATTCAGTACATCTTATTAGACCGAGGTACAATTCCTGCTATTAAAAAAGCGATCCTGGCTTTCTTAGGAGACCCGAACACATACGTAAACATCTATGAGCCATTCAATAACATTTTCTTCTTGAACCAATCTAAGCTGAATGGTAAGGACAATATCCTGGGTGAGTATTACACAACTGCGGTAATCGATATCTTCTTCGCTAATAACTTCCCGTATGCAGTTATAGACGTAGTTAAAAAGTTTAAGCCCGCAGGTGTAACAGTTCATTTAACAAGACAACCGAAGGCATACAACCCTGCTGTAACTACATTTAAAGTGGATACTCCGACTGATCCTGTAACAAAAGCATTAGAAATGCAAGCAAATAGGGACAGCACATACGTGTCAATCGGAGAATCTGCTATAATTGGTTATAAGAGGGTTCACAAGGTAATGTTAGCAAGACCACTAAAGGATACAGAGGACATCAAAAACCCTCCGTTCCCAGTCGTAATGTACGGAAATAAACCGTACGTACTTGTTCCTAGAGATAATGCAGTAGCTGAAGGAGCAAAGTGGTTATACATAAATGTAGCAGTGGAAGGTAAAGACTTCCTGAACCAAGCTTACTCAAAGGTAGAACTGTATTTTAACCTGGTTCCTAAAGGGGCTAAGAAAGATACATTGTACCCATCCGAGGTTACAAGCCCAGGAACGAAACTTATTTCCGATTCCAGGGACAAGCAAGGACGCACAATAGATTTAAAAATGGACGAACAATTTATGATTGAGTTCCAATAGAAGGAGTGAACAACTTTGGCAGATAACATCGATTTAAGTGTAAAACCTTTTTATGATAGATTCGACCCTAAGAGTGGTCGTTCTAAAGCGCTTTTCCATTCGGACAGACCGCTACAACAAGCAGAACTGAACGAGTTACAGTCCATTGCAGAGTACAACCTAAGACGATTAGGAGACAGTATCTTCGCAGATGGTGCAATTCAAACAGGTATGGCGTTCAGCTTTGACAACAAAGATGCTCCTACAAAGATTACAATTGAGGAAGGCTTAATCTACCTAGCAGGTAAAGTAAGACCAATCAAGAAACAAACAATTCCTTTTGCAAATAAAGGTACAGAAATCATCGGTGTAAAAGTTGTACAGACTATTATCACGTATAACGAAGACCCTAAGCTTTTAGATCAGACACAAAATGCACCTAGCTACTTATCGCCTGGCGCAGACCGTTTGCAAGAAGAAGTAATCATTACGTATAATGATGACACTACAGCTTCTGTATACCGCTTTGAAGATGGTAAGTTATTCATCGAACCTGACCGTCCTGAGTTCTCACTTATCAATACAGTATTAGCACAGCGTACTGTAGAAGAATCAGGTAACTACCAGGTAGAAGGATTCGAAATGTGGACTGAGAAGGGTCAGAATGCAGAAACAATCGATGTAATTATCGATAAAGGTTTAGCTTACGTAATGGGCTATCGTATCAGTAAGCCTACATCTACTCGTATCGCAATCAATAAATCGAACACTTTCCGTTCAATTGTACAGGAGACAAGCACATACAACACTGCAAAAGCGAAAGTTAATGTAGGTAGTTCATTCGTTAAAGCAGTTACAAACGTTGTAGGACGCACTCTAAGCCCCGCAGGTGGCGTGCAAATCTCCAAAGGTGTTGCAGACGGTCGAGATGAAATTCCTGCGCAGTACACGAATATAGACCCTACTACAATGGTCGTATCATTCAACACAACAGTGTACGTAAGAGACAAAGACTATAGAGTAGTTCAGGATAGTGGTATTCAGTACATAGACTGGAATACAGGTATCGCAGGAAACCCTGTCGAACCACCGTCAGGTCAAACATATAAGCTAACTTTTGAATATGACCGTGTAATGAAAGTAGGAACGGATTACAAAGTTACTAGCACTCCATTAGGTGAAAAGATTCCAGGTACGAAAACTGAAGTAGATTTCAGTGGTATGTCGGGAGCTAAACCAAAAGAGGGCGGAGTAGTTCGTGTCGATTACGATTACTACTTATCACGAGAAGATATTGTCACATTAGATGCTTCAGGTAACTTCGCAGTTATCGAAGGGCAGGCTGATCGTGAAGGGATGACAAAGCAGCCTGAGAACCGTGACCCGCTTTCATTAAAGATTGGTAACGTTCACGTATTCCCTTACTCTGACTTTGCAGCAGCTAAAAATACTGCGGTTGTTCGTCTCCGTATGGAAGACCTACAAAGAATGAAGTCTCGTCTTGAGAACGTAGAGTACAACCAGGCTATGATTCTTCTTGAGAAACAAGCTACGAAAACGGAAGACCCGTTAACGCTACGTGGAGTATTCGCAGACGCATTTACAGACTTCAGTAAATTAGATACAGGGTTATCTTCTGTAGCGTTCTCACTAGACGATGCTACAATTACGATCCCTACGAAAACTCCCGATGACCAAAAGGTACGACCTAAGTTCATGGAGAACGATTCAGTATCGCATTCATGGGGTCGATTAGTAACTGCACCGTTCAAAGAGATTAAAGAAATCAGTCAACCGTTAGCAACATCGGCTTGGAACGTTAACCCTTACCAGGTGTACAACAAGCAAGGTGTTCTAAAACTTTCTC